AGCCTAGTCTCCATGCCAATGAACTGGACAAACCAAATAGCAGTTGCATCTGACCAACCAAGGTCAAAGACTGCATGAACTGGCTTAACAGGGTCATAGTTAACCTTGGCAATCCTGCCTTGCAATTCAGCCATTTGCAGCTCTTTAGCAAAAATAGCACCATCTACAGTTTGCCTACAAACACCTTCCCAAACTGTTGCATAGGCCTCTGGGTCACGAGCTTTGAGGGCATCCTTTTCTAATCTTAACGTCTCAGGAAACCAAGGATTGTCTGACCAGTTAATCTTTACGACTTGGGCATCACTTGGGCTATAAATGATGAAACGCTGGTAAGTGTTGTCTGACTCTAACTCTGGGTTAAAACTTACCCAAATTTCTGATTGTTCTTTTCTGATCGTAGGAATCAATACATCCCATGACCTAGCAGACACGCTTTGGCCTTCCTCTACCCAACAAATGTCTACACCCTCATAAGACTTAACGTTAGCTACGTTGTTCTTCAGTCCTACAAAGTTAAATTCTGAACCATTCTTACCCCTAATCGTTCTGTCAGTAATCTCATAGAACTCAGTTAGCTCCATAGACGCAATTTGATCACTCAGGAGCTTGTGAACTGAATCTTTAATTGAGGTTTGAAACTCACGAGCACAAAGAATGCGTAAAGGCTTGATAGCACCCTGAATCAGCAAAGCCCTAGCTATCCCCCAAGACTTTGCACCTCCTCGACCACCCCAGAGCACTTTATACCTTGATGGCTTAAACAGGCATTCCAGCTTCTCAGGAAACTCTACCTTGTTAATCGCTTCTTGCAAATTCACAGTTGGTGCTCCCATAAAGCAGGGTTGGACAGGACAACACTTCTATGAAACCCATCCAAGGGGCTAATCCTTTTCACCAACTTCGTTAGGCTTGACAAACGTCACCTGAATACTTGGGATAAGTGGTGTTCCACCCTCTCCTGTTAACTCTACCTTGCTATTGTCCCTGTACTTCTTGGGAAACCTTGCTGCCATGCTTCTAGACCAAATACTAGCATTCAGCTTAGCTCCATCCTTGTGCTCAAGCATATACAACTGGCCTTGTTCTTCCCACCAATTCTGTTCAGCTATCTTAGCATCCTCCAAGGCTTGCAAAAAGTCAGGGTAAGCATCCTTCCATACATAAATTGTTCTAATTGAAACACCTAATTTAGAACTAATTTGCTCAATACTTTTTCCAAATGCACCTAACTCCCTGACCTGATCGCAATATGCAGGGTCATAGAGAGTTGGTCTACCAAAGGGCTTTAAAGTTTCAGTCATTGTGGTGTTTCTGATTGTTCAGTTACTGCTGGCTTTGGTGCTTGAGCTTGTGCTTGGGCTACCATTTTGTTAAGCAATTCAGTCATGTCTCTGATCTTGTGCTCTAAAGACTGGATGACCAAGTTAAGTTCTTGAGTTGAGTGTGTGAAGTTAAACATTTATTTTCCTTTTTTCATTGATTTCTTTTCAGCTTCACGCTTTTCTGAATACGCAATCGCAACAGCTTGCTTGACAGGCTTACCTGCTGCAACTTCTGTTTTGATGTTCTTTTTAAATGCTTCAGGTTTAGTTGATTTGATTAAAGGCATGATCTTTTCTTTCAAAAGTTGTAATTAAGTACACCCAAATTGCTCCACCAAATACTTTGGCTAAAAATTGCATCAATACTATTTCAGGCAACAATGAATTAAAGGCAATTGTTGGAAACAATACTGAGTCAACTGCTGAACTAGCTACATTTGATCCATTTGACTTAACAATCCATGACTTGTTAATCAGTCTTTGGTAAACAATTGTATCAACAAGCATTGAAACAGCAAAAGCTACAAAACTCGCAAAAGCAATAATTCCACTTGCAGGATTAAGTAAATACGATATTACGCTTGCAGTTGCAATTAAGCAACCCATTGGTAACCATTTACCTTCCCAAACTTCATGGATTTTGTCCCTTAACGATAAATCCAATCCAATTAACAAGAATGCGTTAATTATACTAAACCAAGGGCCAAAGTAAGAAACCAACAAATTGGCACATACCATAGACAAAATATAAATTGCTGCATATTTCAAAATAAGTATCCTTGTTCAACTTGATGAAATCCCCAAACTGATGGAGCGTTGTGAGATTCAATTCTTGATCTCATTAACTGTGCTCTCATTTCTTTTGTTGGAGGCAAGTAATTACCATGTTTCCAATGGGCATCAATTCCTACATTTCTACCAATGTTTGTTGAATCAGCACTTGAAAAAGGTAACTTTGTAAAGATTTGAACATCTAACATTCTTAACCCATGTAATTTGCAACATGGTCTTCCCATGTCATCACAAATTACTCTCATGGCTTGTCCCATCCTAGACCACCATTGATTAGTTCCAATTGTTGAATATTCACCTGAAGAACCAAAACAAACTCTGACATATGTATTAGCCAGTTGCTCAAGCCTTTCCAAGCTCTCATGCAAATGCCAAACTGGAGCACCAAACCAATTAGGTAATGGGCAATCTTTTAGTAAAGCATCATTATCAGCCTCAGTCCCATCAATGACGTCAGGAATTACTGCAAAATCGCAATTAGGTACTTTTTTTAAGTTAAGTGCCCAATCATAGAACTCATCCCAGTTTTGGATGGGTTTACCACTTTTCCAAGCACTAAAAGCACCATTGTCAATTGCAAAAGACTGACAAACTTCAATGGCTACTGATAATTGGTCATTGTGCCTATAACTGACAAACGCATGACCTGCTTCTATTGCTTTATGTGCTACTGTGGATGGTGTAATTGGAAGTCCATGATAATGAATCATTAACAATTCCAATTCTTCAAAGATGCTTTAGCCCTTTCTGCAGGGCCTTTAGCGTTTTTGACAACCCCTTCCATGCGGGCACAGAAACTTGCCTTCCTACCTTCATCCTTCTTGGTCTTTGGGTTAGGAGCTGGTGCTTTCAAATGGCTACCATTTTTTGCATTGTATTCAGCACGACCCTTTGCAGTCATTCCTGCACCCTTTTCTGTAGGGTTGTAAGTCTTGCCCTTACCAGTTGTCTTGTGCTCTATGGGTTTGTCGTGCTTTTTCATTCAACCTCCTGAACAAATGCAACATCTTTCCAACTCATAACCAACAATTTTTGGTCATTGTCCTTGAATTCTTGGTATTTTAAATACTCGTCTTTGTAGTCTTTGGCTAATGTCCCAAAGTAAATTTTGTCACCAATGTTAAGGCCTTCTTCTTTGGCCTCATCACCTACTGCAACAATGTAACCACAAGTGTCTACTTCTGCAGTTTGAATATATAACGAACTCTGAAATCTTGATTCAGGTCTGACAAATATCTTGTCTCGTAATGGTTTCATTTCTTTGGCCTCCCTCTGCGTTTTGGAAGGTCTTCAAGAACTGGTAATTCTAAGAGCTGCCTTTCCATGTGCGAAAAAACACCTGACTCATCAGAATCAGGTAAAGGCTTGGCAACTGCTTTCTCTGCAAATTCTCCACAGACCTCATTCTCATGTCTCATTTGGTAAGTAGGGTATCTCCTACAAACTCCCAAATCCTTGCCATGAAAATGTCTGCATGACTTACAATCATTTCCAGCCATTAAAGTACCCTCTTACTTTCTTGGTTAGAAGCCCATCTAGGTATGCTCACTTAGATGGGTTTCGCTTTACATACCATCTTGGTCGTGGTCGTAACGCTTGTGCTCGTAAACAACGTGCTCTCTTGAGCCTGTGTTCATTTCACCCAAACGTCCATCGTGATGGCCCATATGACCAGCGTCACGCTCGCCAATACCATCAGCCTTACCCATGCCAACACCACCCATGATGGGTCTTTTTCTTTCACCAGATGTGTCTGAAGATAAAGCACCCTTTGGCACTCTCTCACCAGTCATACCTGTTTTAAACACTTCTTTGTCTTCCATAGGAACGCTTACCTTCTTCATGCCTGTGCGATCAGAAGATGTAACTCCCTTTGGCTCTTTCTCCATTTTTGGGTAACCCATGATAAATCCTTTGTTTCTTTGCAAAAAACACTACTTTTTGTAGCCATTCCACTATATCACAATTTAGATTTGTCAACTACTTTTTTAAGCAGCCCTCATCACATACTGAGGCTTACCAGCTCTACCATCCCTTTTTTCGTCAGTTGTATAGATTAACTTCTTGCGTTTCAATGCAGCATATCGAGCTGTAACTGACCCATAAGGCAAGTTATGGAGTTGGGCAAGCACTTGGTCAGATATACATCCTTCTGGATGGCTTCTAATGACCTCATAAACGATTCTTTCAAGGGTTTGGGTATCTACCTTCTCTGCTGCCTCTTTGGACGTTTCTGGGGCTTCTTTTCTTGCCAAGAACTTGGGCAAAGTTCCAAAACTAGGTAAGTTCATCATGTTAAATAAATCGCTCATGTGTTTTTCTCCTTCAGTTTGGATTCAATTGCTTGATAAAGTTGATACGAATTTCCCCAAGGAAAAACTCCACACTTAATAAGTTCCATTTTTGTGAGTCCTACCCATTCACGTTTTGGCAATTCATATTTTCGAGATTCGTAAACCATCTTGTCGGGGTCTGTTGGATGTGGTTTAAGTGGCATTGTTTTTCTCCTTTAGTTTAGTTTCTGCCATTCGATACAAATCAAGCCAGCTTTTTCCAGTCATCGTTGTAAAACGTCCAAAAAGCTCAAAGACTTCAGCATCTGTCAGACCCACCCATGTGCGTTGTGGTGTGATGTAAAGTGGAATAATAAGTTCATCGCCTTTTTCTTTAATTTTTTTAGCAAGATTTTCATCTTTAGTAATTAAATATTTATTTTCTGTCATCCATGCAACAGGCTCATTTTTAGTCATGTTATTTCCTCAAAAAGGAATATCTTCGTCTGTTAAGCTAAGTCTTGGCTCTTGCCTTAAATTTGGCCTAGCTTGATATTGAGGTTTAGGGGCAAAATCTTCTTTGGCTTCAAAAACAGATGCCCAACCATTCCAACCACCTTCAATTACTGGGAAACATTCAATATTTATTGATTCACCTTTGTCTGTTTGCACCAAAGTACCAATTTTCATCCAGTAATTTTTGGTTTCACCATTTTTGTCAACATAGGTACGCATTTTTACTTTAATGTCTTTTTTCATTTTAAATTCCTTAATGTGATTACTTTTTGATTAACTTCTTCTACAA